CCCGTTGATATAAATCTACAGTGTTGTTATTACCTTGTATTTCAATAAAGCCATCGTGCCCTGCTTTGCCCATTTGCGTATGATTGACTAGATTATTGTCTCCGTTTATTATATTAGCTAAATGATGAGGAGCTCCGCCGCCGTCGGCTCTGTTGGTATCTGTTTGAGAGCTTAATAGATAATTACTATCTCCGGTTACTGTCCAATATGCTTCATGACCACCTGTTTCGTCAACATCTATAGTTCCATCTGCATGTATACCTTGGTATATTATAATATCATTAACGTCTCCGGAGCCGGTTAAAGAAACATAATTATCTTGGCTACGCTGTTGTATTTCTAAGCTTAAGTCGTCACTAATTTGTGAAATATAAATTTCATTTGCATTACCAATCTTCCCGCTGATTAATAATGATACAGCTATCATTACCGACACCCACTGTATATCCATAAATAGTCCAATCCTGCTGTGTTAAATCTAAAGTATAGCTAGTGTTTTTATCTAAAGTTAACTGAAAAACATTATTTGCTGAATTATCTTCTCGCCTAATAAAATATGAATTAGAAAACTCTTCATAAAAAATTCCTGTGTTTATATCTAAACCTGTTGGCCGTTGTGTAAAAATAGTTTCATTTTGAATAGCAAGTTCGTCACGTAATGCATCTACTAATGCTTTGTTTAACATATCTAGCATGTCGTACATGACATCGGCAAATGTATAATCTGTTTCATCTAATTGAGTGTGCCAAATATCGTCAGTATTCAAATTATTTACATCTAATTCATCAAATTCTTCAAGAAAATCAAATCCTAAAAAATCAAATAAATTTTTTGTTCTAACTCTAATTTCATCTTCAATTTCTTCGTAAGGAGATTTTTTACGTAAAATAATAAGCTGATTTATCATTCGTTCGTCTATATCAAGAATAAGAGGCTTAGACGGTGCTTGGCTACTTATTCTAGCCATTGTTGTCTGAAACGCTTGATTCATTACTACAAATCCTGCGTCTGTTTCTACTGTTATTTCACCTGTGTAACAATCACCACTTACATCGCAGCTAGGCAATAAGGTTATCATACTTCCGCCTATTTCATCTACTACCATGATAAAGTCTGTACCTCTAACTCCGATAGTAGCACTAGGGGTTCTAATTTTAACCTGCTGTCTATTATTTTTTGCTATTTGGCCACTAGCATATCTGACTGTACCTAATGTTGCTTTTAAGCTTAATGCTCCTGTTCCTGCGTCAGGGTCATAAACAAAATCATCTATAAGTAATCTACTGTGTTCAGTAATATCTACTCTTGTGTCATCTATAAAATCAATACGCATTTGCCCTCGAGCAGTCACAGCAGTATCCATGCTTTGAACAGTCACACCGGTAGTGCCGTCTATTACGTCTCGGCCACGTTCTAGTACGCCACTACCTTTGATTTTTCCTATTTCGCCTGCATCTGCTAATGCTAAAGGAGCTAAAGCTAAACAACAAAATAGTTTAATCAGTTTGTGTAATTGTAATTGTGCCATCATCTCCAACTAAAGTTAGATCTAAATCATTGTCGTATATGCCACTTTGAGTTACGATGATTGAATTGCCACCGCCTGTTACATCTATGTTAACAGTATGTCCTGCGATGTCGCCGTCACCGTCAACATTAATAGCATATAAATTACCTCCTGCACTTGTGCTTAGTGATGCTGGAGATAATAAGCTAGAGCTAGTAGTGCTTAACGATGCACTACTGTCACTTGTGACAGTAACCGCAGCACTTTCGCCGTCGATTTCAGCATACACAGCATCGCCGTCACCAGTTACTGTAAACGACACTGTTGCATTATCAGCTGAACTGGTTTCTCCTACATATATTACGTAGTCAGTATCGTCACCTGTGTTAGATATAGTCATAGTAGCTGAATCACACTCACCTGTTGCAGCACTACTACACAGTAAATCCAAAGTGTTGTTATCGCCGATAAATGACCAAGTACCTGTAAAAGTTATACCTTTGATTGTTGCATCTACAGTATTAAAATCACCAGTTTGTGTGAGTGTAATAGTTGTGTCGGTACCATTTAAGACTGCATCTGTAGTACTATTACCAAACTCGTTGTCTTGACCAGTTTGTGTAATTGTTAACGTAAGACCGGCGCCTGCTTGATTTACATATATTTCATTTGCAAAAGCAACAGTTATTGCTGCTAAAGACGCTAAGCCTCCTATTATTAAAGCTTTCATTTGTATCTCCCTATGAATGATTATGAATTAAAATTTCTTCAGAAAATTTCCAAAGACCTTTATCTTCCCCTGCAAGTATAAGCTCTACAATGCCTGCTTCAATTGCAGCTCTAACTGCATAATTGACAGGTTCATTTATAGACCATCCTACTTCGCTTTCTATAATCTGTGTACCGAGATCTAGAAATTTAAAAATGTCGCCACCGCTTCTATAACTTGCTATTGTTTTTTCTGTTGCAACACTCACTAGAACTCTTCCGGTTTGTACACTTACTAAACGCATTGATACAGTAACTCTATCCATCCTATACTCGTCCTGTAGACCAAGTCCTAAATAGCGAGCGCCCATACCCCCGGTTGCTATGTTACTATCATACCCGACTATTCCGCCTTCTAACAAAAGACCAGCAAACATTAATGGATCTAATGGTTCTGGCCCGCTTGGGCTAGATCGGTCGTATACTTCTCTAGTATTTCTTATTAGTTGTCGTTCTTTAACTAAATTATCCATGCCTATACGCTCGACCACGTCAAACCAACTTCCATTCCCTACTTCCTGTAAAGCTTGTATTACCCAAACTTCTGCACCTTGAGTCACTGCTGAACTAAGATTGGCAAGTTTGTCACTAGGCTTTCTTTGTCCAGTTTTGTCTAAAAAACTGTACACACCAATTGCAATTTTTGGACCATCGATAGGAGGTATTGCGTCAAGATGAATTTGGTGACCTTGTACTTTCGGAGGACCAACTGACTCTTTTACATCTTGCATCATATCATAACTTGCGCAACTAGCTAAAACTAAAAAGGATAAACTTATTAATAATTTTTTTATCATTAGAAATTAAATTCTCCCGCTCCCGGTATGCTGATTTCAGTATAACCGTCAGGACCATTTATTTCTAAAGTTATGGTACCTGTAAGTGTATCTTTGCTCCAAGTAATGGTGCTATCCTCAATTTCTGCTGAACCACTAGTAGCACAATTATCTGTACAATCAGCAAACATTGCATCTACCATTTGTTTACTAAGCGTTGCATAAATTCTTGATTCTAAATTTCTAATAAATTTATTTAATACTGAATTTTCTAGTTCACGCTCTAATCTAGCTTCTTCTGCTTCGGCTTGTTTTCTAAGATCTTCTTGCGCATTAAACTTCAATTGCTCTGCACTAAGCACATGTGTACTATATCCATTGCCAAAATGAAATGCTGGGCTTTTGAAACCCCATACTAGATCAGCTTGTGCATGCGCTGCAACAATTGTGCAAAGCAAACTCCCTATCAAAACCCTCATACTTTTCTCCTAAGTATTTAACCTTTGTAGTATATTAACACGTTACAAGGTTAATTTTTTCATAAATATGATGGGGCATTATAAGGAGAGGGCAATGCAACAAAATGAATATGACGTCACCGTTCTCAAAGTAGTGGACGGGGATACAGTAGATGTTGACATAGATTTAGGTTTTGGCGTAACACTTAAAAATGAACGTGTGAGAATCATGGGAATTGACACTCCGGAATCTAGAACAAGTGATAAAGTTGAAGATTTATTCGGCGAAGCTGCTAAAGCTAGACTGAAACAATTAATGGAAGGCAAAGCAAAACTTATAACAACAGAAGACAAAAAAGGCGAAGATATGAAAGGCAAGTTTGGACGTATCTTAGGTGACTTTTACGTTGAACATACTGAAGGCGTAAAAGAAAAAGTTACAGATATCTTAATTGCAGAAGGTCATGCTGTTGCTTACTTTGGCGGTTCCAAAGAAGAAATTCAAATGAAGCATATGGCTAATCGAGAAAAACTTTTACGCGAAGGCGTGGTGTTAAAAGAGGATTATGATCAAGCAGTTGAAAAAATGGCCTAAGCAATTTTTTCATAAAAAGTATAGACTCGATCCCACCAAGCAGATTCCCATTCGGCAAACTCATCTGGCCAAATATCAAACTGCTGATATTCGCCATCACGACTACACATAAACACATGGCCTTCGCAGATGTTAGTGCCGTATATTTCATTGTGTGCAATAGCATAAGCCGTAAGTTGTAAGAAATAATCTTCTACCCATTCAACTTTCTTAGGCTTATTGGTTTGCTTAAAATCCATTATAGAAGGCTGGCCTTTATAGGTTCCAACTAAATCAGTTGTTCCGGCATAGAGTTGCGGCACATAAAGCTGTACTTCTGATCCCCAAATTTCTCCTACATCTTGCATAGCATGTAATTTAATTTGTTCTGCCATGCTGTGCGCTTGTTGAGCATACGGATTAGAACCTGCAGACGGCCATTCACCTGTATCTACATAGTCTTCTAAATACTTGTGCATGCGAGTGCCTACGCCTGCTGCTTCGGTTGTAATTTCTTTTGCTTTAGCTTCGCCTACACGTTTACGCCAAGCAATAAGATGTGTTTTATCTTTAGTAGCATCGAGGATAGTTGTTACGCTTGCAACAGCGCCACCATCTGGTGTTAGGTATTTGCGTTTGCCGTCAACGCTGGTTCTATCTAAAGGTTTATAATCAAATTTATTTGTAATAAGGGTCATTTTATGTCAGGCCAAAGATGATTGAAAAAATAATCTTCGGCTTTATCTTTGCCAATATGTGCAGACAACATTTTTAGAGTCTGAGGATTTTTCCTTTGTCCGTCAATATAAGCTTGATGTTTGTTGCTTACGTCTGTAGTTTTTAAATTAGGTAAGCCTTGCAGATATGATTTCAAAACAGGCACAACAGTCATTACTTCATTTAGATTTTTTGGTTTACAGCACACAAAGTTTTCACTAAAAAAACCACTCCATTCAGGTCTAGGCCGAGGATCGCCTATTACTGGCAATTTAAAGACTCTTTCATCAACTGGAGTAAGATCAAAAAACATTCCGGTAAGAATGCCACTAATATTAATTACATCAAAGCCAAAGATCGGAGAAGTTGATTTTGCATGTGGCATAATAACCAAATGTACAATTTCTACCTTATCAGTAGTGTAATATTCGTAGTGTGCCCATCTAAATTTTTCGTTAACGAACTTGCCATGCTCAAAACCAAAATCTTGAACAGGCACAGAGTCGTTTGGGCTAAAATGAGATACCAGTTCATTCTTTAGGTTATTAAGTAAGATCAATGTGATCCATCTCCTGTAAAATATCAGCTGCAAAACCAAATGCTATCGTAGCTTCAGGTGCCATACTATCGTCAAGTTTTTCTCTAAATTTATCTTTTAGGATTATAACATCTTGCTCAAATTCATAAAAACGAACAGGAAATTTATCTTTTAGATTTTTTGCAATAATTTGCCCGCCTGATAAATCTCCCATATGCCGAACATAACAATGAGCTAGTATTTTTTTAGGACTGCTAATGCTTTTAATATATTCAATATAATCTATAGAAGACTTTAATTTAAGTTCTTTTTTGCTTCCTATAGATAGCATATCTGAATAAATGAACCGAGTTCTGCATATATCTTCTATGCTGTCTAATACACCAAGTTCTGTTGCCTTAGTTTCTAAACAAGCATATACTAACCACATATTATATAGGTAACAGGCATACTCAGATGCAGTAAGATTGCCAGTTACAAGTTTTTTTGCAAATTTAGATTTTTCTGCTTTTTTATGTTGTTCTTTAGTGAGTTCTTTTAAATTATTCATTGCTAAATCAATCAGAATTTATACTAGTATCGTCCTCATCTTCGTCGTCCCATGAATCCCAATCATAAAAATCCATTGATGAATAAAATGGATCAACAGTGCTCATAGGATCGTCTTGAGCTTCTACAGTTTTAATTTCTGGAATATAGTGCATAAGCATGTTTTCAATGCCCATTTTTAAAGTCATTGTACTGCCTGCGCAGCCGCTACACGCTCCGCCTAGTTCGAGTAATAGGTGCCCATCATTATAATCTAAAAATTCAATATTGCCGCCGTGCCCGGCAACAGCAGGTTTTACCCGTTCTTCTATGAGAAGTTTTATCTCCTCAACAATTGTTTCTGTTGTTCTTTCAGTCATAATTTAATTATACTAAATTTTTAAAATTTGTCAAGATATTTCAGTGTTGTTGCCAGGAGTCAAATCTTGGCTCATAGCTGTGTTCGTAGCATTCGTTGCCATAGCAGCTAACTTATCACTTGTATCATCTTTTGGTTGCTCAGCTTTTCCTGGAAGTGATGCGTCGGTCTTGATTACTATCTTATCAGAATCAAATTCTTCAATTATGTCTTTGAACTTTGGATCGTCGTATACGACATTAATATCGTCAATACCAGTAAATTGTGGATAACCAATGTTAGACATAATTTCATTAAGATCTTTGTTTATAGCACCCTGCACTGGTTGAAAAGGGCCGTAGTGCAATACTAAGGCCTTTTTTTCTTGATTAGCTTCGCCTTGTAAATTTCTAAAAACTGAATACAAGGCATTAGTATCTATGTTTTCTCGCAGGATTTCTGCAAAGCGCATTCTAATAACTTTTCTTTTTTCTACGTAAAGTTTTCTTTTTCTTTTTACCGTAGCCTTCGCTCATAATCATGCCAAGTCTACGTGAAAGATCCACGGATTCGCGTCTTGCACGGTCAGCTGGTTCTTCTCCACCTGCTGCTGGTGCACTTGCACTAAAGTCGTCATCGCCTGGTGCTTCTAAATCTATGTCTGCGTCTGCGCCCATTTCTGCATCCATTGGTGCTGGTGGACCTTCAGCTGCGCCCATAGGAGCTACTGCTCCGCCTTCGCCGGTAAGCAAACCAACACCTGCAATTAAACCATTACGTGTTTGTTCCATTGCTGCATAAAGTGCTTCTAACCCAGGCTTTACTGTATCTTGGAATTGCTGGCTGGTGTCTGCTCCTAGTTCATCACGGATAGCATCTGCTAACTGTAGCATAGTTTCGCTTTGCATTTCAGCAGTATCGTCCATCCAACCTGTAACTCTATCTACCATATCTTTCGATGCCATTACAAGTTCAGCTTTATCTTCAGCACCTTCAATAAGAGCAGCACGATTATCAATTTCAGCTTCTAACATTTCTACAAACAATGAGTTTTTATTATACTCGTCAGTATTAACATAATCATAACTATTAGATTCTAGCAGCTTATTCATTTTGCTAACTAGAGTTTTATGCATTTCTAACAATTGATTATAAGAATAGTCATCTAAATCAACGTCAGTTGCGAACCTTTCTACTAGATTATTTCTTAATTCTTTGTATGTAGGCTTTTTATTCATATCTGTAAGTTTCATAGCACTTTCCAATTTCTATATAATATTTATCTAATTGAAAAAAAAATATTTGATAAATGTTCTGCAGCTTGGTTCATATTCTCTGCACCAATTTCATATCTAGTTTTTAAAACTTGTTTTTTAAAATTATCTTTAGTTTGTTCCATAGAATTTTTATAAAACACACAATCATTATAATTTTTTCTTATTTTGTCATCTAAGGTTTTTACATCGTGCATGATTTTAACAGAAAAATCAGAACGTACAAGACTTAGGGCAGCAAGTTTTGTGAAAGTTTCTGTTTTGTATTTTTTGTTTTGAAAAATTTTATAGGCACGGTTGCTTTTTTTAATGCATGTATTGCCTATATAGATAGCATTGCCTTTTTGATAAGGAAAAAGTTTTATATCAATATCATTCAGGAGCTGTTTTAAACGGGGTATGACAGTATTCATTACGTTTTACAAAAGTACTTCCATCTTTCTTTGTAGTATTTACTAGATTCTTTCTCTCTAGTGTTTTTAAAATGACTTCTTCTCGTTCTGTTAAACTTTCTATCGGCACTGGCAAGCCTAGCTTACTTAAAAGCTTTTGTTCTTCATTTGTTCTCTGTATTTCATAGCCTAATATAAGCTCGTTAATCTTCATAGCGGCATTGTTCCGCCTTGCACTGCCGGACCACTTAAAGACATTGTTCCGCCTTGCACTTGATTGTTTGCAGGCGGTTGCTGTTGAGATTGTCTCTTAGTATCTTGAGCTGTACGAAGCGCTTGTTGAGCAAGCGGAAGTTCTTTTTGTAATCTAGCTAGCTCTTTTGTATGTGTTTGTATACTACTTTGGATATTTTTTATTCGTGCTTGTGCTGCTTGAACTGGGTCTTGCTGTGTTTGTTCCTGTACTAGATCTGTTACTTTCATCTTTTGTTCATTCCTTGTGATAAACGCTTACTTGCTGGGTTTACACGCTTTGTACGCTTTGCACGTCTTGCCATTACTTTACCTAAGCGTGCTCGAGTTATTTTCATTTGCGCACTGCGTTTTACATTTGGTGCTGCGTGACATGCCGTAGGTGACGAAACAATACGGCCATGACGTTTACCGCTAGAACACCTATATTTTCTCACAAGCGCTGATCCTTTACGTCCCCATATTTGTTTTGCTTCGTTCATTTTTTTTCCTAATTTATAATAAGCACTAGTATTGTGCTTAATAAACCTGCCATTATTGTGCCAGCTGTAGTTATTATTGTAGTAATTAAAGTTTTATTATTTCTAGCAATTTGTTCATTCTGATTTTTTAACATACTATGAACCATAGATACCGACTCTTCTACTTTACTAAGACGATATTCTAATACTTCATAACGCTGAGCACATAAGTCAACATGGGCTTCTAAATTTTCTTTTTCCAAATCTGTAGTACTCATTCTAAATCCCTATTTAATATAGTATTTATTCGATAGTTTTAAAAATAATATTTGTATACTGCTTATCATTAGTGACAAAACATTGTTTCTCTATTTTTGCTGTTTCGTCTAGGTCTATATTTACTGGTATACTATCAAAGTCTTTCATTAAATTATCTATTGAAATACTGTCTTTCATGCTAGGAGTAAAAACAAAATTCCAAACTTGGTGTTCTCCTTTGAATTTACTTCCAAAAATCTCATCTACTTTTTCTTTTGATGATGTCAATTTGATATTTTCTAAATTAACTCGTAAACCAATAGTCTGCACTATCATATCATTGTTATCTTGCTGTAAAGATTCTTTACCTAATCTTTTCCTTACATTTGTATTAGTTATGTCAACAAGGGTTTTAATTAAAAACTGCATATGCTATTTAAGGTCATAAAAAAAGCGCCACTGGAAAAGTGACGCTTTTTTAAATCTATTATAATTGTATATTATAGACCTTCGAATGTTGTTGGTTCTGTAACTGTTACAGTACCGCCACCGCCACAGGTGTAAACACCTGAGCTAGTAACTGAACCAGCTGATGTGTCTAGTACTTGACCAATTGCTGTTGCTACTGAATCGATATCAGTTGCATGACGATCACCAACGATGAAAATTTCTAGTCCAGTAGAAATAATTTGAATCATCATTCCGTGTGAACCAATTGATTCTACAGTTTGCTGACCAGTTGCTGCTGTTAGTGCTACAGCATCATTTGCACCACTTAGTACACACTTATAAAGTGTTACCTGTGCATTACGTTGAATAGTACCAAGTGTTGGTGCTGTTGGATTTACGCGAGTTACATCTCTTGTTACGGCTGTTGCCATCTTATCTCTCCTTGTTTGAATCAAAGCAAACTTTTTGCCTTGTTAAAAGTATTTATCAAAAACTAACCAAAATAATTTGTTAATACTACTTTTTGTTTAGTTTTTTTATTCTTTTATGCAATAATTTAAGTTGAGATATTGCCACTGGTCCTGCTTTAACAAAATCGTGTACCATTTGTATTATTGGCAAATAACTTTGAATAAAGTTTATTGGCGTTGCTTTGCCTTGTGCTGCATATTCTACAAATTTAGTAGCCCTTACAGCGTTTTCGTTACCTACAATTAATCTATAATAACTTACATCGCTAGGAGATTTTTCTAAATCTGGCTGGCTTATATCAATTTCTGTATCTTTAACTGTAGGATCAATAAGTCTATTAGAACCAGCCCAAGTAGAGTAATAATCTATAATATCACTTGCTCTAAGCTTAGCCTGAGCTGCGTGTAATAATTGTGTAATTACTTCTTGTTTTTTTGAAATATGCAGTTTAGGAAAATTGCCTATGTCTCTTCTTAGAGTGCTATACTTTGACGTTTGTTGTCGTAGGCTATTCTGTACTTGATAAAAGATGTTAAAACTCTGTATAGCAAATGAAGTAGGATTAGCTCTAACTTGTGTTAAATATCCATTAATGGTCATTATTGGCACTTGGGTATTGCGTCGTATTTGTTTTGCACTGCCAGGATCTTTTAATTTATCCATTGCATCGTTGTCACCGCCTACAAAGTATAAAAAATTATAAAGATCGGTATTAGCCATTCTAAATTGTCTATAGCCGTCACCGCTTGTTGTTTTTCTTAGATAATCTTGCAAAAATAAATTATTGTTAGCGTCATATCGCATTACTTCAATCATACACAATATCAAAAACATTTTTTCGCAGCAATCAGAATACGTTAATGATTTCTGATCAGACGAGTTTCGTGTCATCCTAGCTTCGTGAATTTCCTTAATAAATTCCATCATTATAAACCACTTAACTTTTGAATACTAGATAACTCTTCATTTACTTTATTTTTTTCGTAACAGTTGCAATGCTTGCAGTCTGGACCGCACTTACATTTACTTACTGGTTGTCCGCAACATGCCTCTGGGCACATTTCTTCTTTTGATTCTCTTTGCACTGCTCTATTAGCAGCAGTAAAGCCTGATCTATCTACAAGTTTAATTGCGCCTTCGGAATGGTCTAACACATATCCTTCACCACCTTTTGAGCCAGCAGTAGTTGCTTTAATAGCGCTATCGTGCGAATCAAACTGTTTTATTATATCATTTTTTATTTGCATTATACTAGCAACAATTTGCCACATGCCATTAAAACCATTTATATGCGTATTTAGATATTCTTGTATCCGTGCTTGTTTAGCAGGCGAAACCTTACTAGTGGCTAGCCATTGCATAAAGTCTGCACCGAGATTAGTTAACCCTGTGTCTACTTTTTTATTTAAATATGTATAGAAAATCATAGGCAAATCCTTCATTTTAAGCCTTGTAATTCTCTCTACGTTCAACATATCATCTATCTGTGCACCATATTTTTGCACAAGATTATTAGCCTCCCTAGCATGCGAGTCATTTACATTAGGTGCACGTTCGACAGTAACTGGCGGAAAGTATAGTACTTCGCCTGAATTCATCTGATTTAAAATAGTGTTATCAACTGCTGTATCTTTACCATCTGGGGTCATAAATCTATGAACCACTACTCCACTTGTACTAGCACCAATTTGCTGACCTATTTCACTTTCTGCATCTACTTCATACGTAACAATGTTAGGTGTAAATACGTAATTTCCATTTTCATTTGTTGGTGTATCAAAGTATAACAAATCACCTTTTAAATAGCCTATTACATGCTTAGGAAAACTTCTTTGGTAAAGATCGTACAGCGCACTCATTTTTCCTGCAAACACTTTTTGAGATTCAGGATTGTTTGGATTTCTTTTACTAAACATTTTGTTTACAGCAGCCGCTGACGTAGGACGACCGTCGTAGCCTTTTGCGCCAAATCCGCTTTTATCTGTTAAAACAAACTTGCCTTCTTCGTTTCTTCCAAATATGATAGCAGGAGAGCCGTCCCATTTAATTGTCACATCTTGATGCCTGCCTTCTTCTAAACTTTTTAGTGCTTCAACTGCTCTACGAGCGCCAGCTGCACCTTCCCAAAACACAAGGTCTTCTGCGTGCTGTATACGAGCTTCGGCACCTTCAGTAATTATTTGTTTATTTTCAAAAAGCTCTTGTACTTTCATTAATCTCTACTCTTTATAGTTAATATGCGTAGTTTTGTATTCCTGCTAGATCTTTGAGTCTAGTAATGTCAGCACTTTCGGGAAGTTGCTTACCACGTTTTTCAAATGCTGCTCTAGCATCAGCAGTTAGTTCTTGATAATCAACACGGCTTCGAAGTGCGGTAAGAATAGTTTCTACGCTTTCTAAATCGTCTGGCTGAGCATTAGGTCCGATTAAATGCTGGGCTATTTCTTGTGGGTTACGAGTAATAACTTGATTACTCATGCGATCAATAAGGCCCTGCTGTGGGCTCCATTTATAGGCTTGCGCTGTTGCAATACTGCTCATCAGTATTTGTCTTTCTGCACCTGAGTAAGCAGTTGCATCATTAGACCCAGCCATACTCCATTTCATCCATTCGGGATCACCAAACATCAAATCTGTTTGAACATATCCATTTCCTTCGTCTCCATTTATAGGAGTAAGAAAGTGAACACTTATGCCTGTCTTGCGTATCCATGTTTTAGGGTCATGACCATTTTGTTCACACCAAGCTGCAAGTTTTTGCACAAGTTCATCTTTGGTTACTTCTTGTTGATTTACAGCTACATCTAGATCACCACTTGTTTCTTTACGCCCTGTAGATCCTAACATAAAATCTTCATGCGGTAAATTTGTTATTTTTTCTAACCAGCGTAGGGTAGGCACTACGTCTTTTTGGTCAATTCGGCGTGTAATTATATTGCCATCTGGATCTTTAAATATGTTGCCGCCTTCAAGTAGTAGGGCCATTTTTACTTTCCTCTATTATTTTTCTCATGCCTCTGCGGAATTTTTCAGTGTCGCCAGTTTTTAAGGCATTTGTAAATTTCTTTTCTAATTTTAAACTAGCATCAGAACCATATTGATTATTAACCCTGTTTAGCAAATTTATAACACTTTCAAGAATATTCGAAGCAGAAGCTTCGATCATATGTTCAGATCCAGTGTGTCTGTAATTTTGTAATTCTTCTAAAATTGATCTAGTTTTTTTACGCATACACTATTTATTAAACTATAAACTAAATAGTTACGAGAAGGGAGAGCTCGCAAAATGAATATGAAATCACTTCGTGTCTCTGGGCGGGGACACGTACTAGCCAAGTTATCTGAATTCGTTTATGAAGAACCTGATGAAGCAAAAACTCTTGTAAACGATTTTGGTTTTCACACTTTTGAATATTACAACAGAGACGGTGCACAAGCTTACCGTTTTGAAAGCGACACTGATGTAGTGTTTGCATGCAGAGGCACAGAACCAGGCAACTTTAATGATATGCTAGCAGACCTTGATGCTAGAAAAGAAGAAAGCGAAACAGTAGGCAAAGTTCACAAAGGCTTTAAACGTGAAGCAGACGATATATGGGAAATGATATATGAAGATCTAGTTGCACTAAATGATGATAAACGTAATTTATGGTTTACTGGTCATAGCTTAGGAGCAGCAATGATTACTATAATGGCAAGTCGTGCATGGGAAGATGATGCATTGCCGGATCCGATTGAATTACATACATTTGGTTCTCCTAGAGCAGGTGATGCCCAGTTTGCAGACAGTATGAAAAATTACAAGCATTATCGCTGGGTTAATAACAATGATATTGTTACAATGGTACCTCCCGCATTTATGGGATTCAAACATGCAGGTACAGAAAAGTATATTAATTCAGATGGCATTGTTGTGAAAGTTGGTTTTTGGAAAAAACTAATGGATCGTTGGAATGGTATAATGGGCAACAAAATGGATATGATAAACGATCATACTTGTAGCCTATACGCAAAGCACTGCAAGGCAAATTAGTAATATTACTGTAACTTATGCGTTTTATGCAAAGATCGTTTGTTCTAAAAGGGGCTATTAAAGCCCCTTTTTTGTGTTATAGTATGTGTAAATAGAGTTAGTAAAAACATTTTCTTTCTCTAAATTTTTACTACTACAACTACAAAAAAGGACTAAAAAACTATGTTTAAACTAGGCAGACTTTTTTCACGAAAGTCAAAAGACGCTGACGTTGACCAATTTATTCGTATGGAGTACGGCCTTGAGGTTCGTAATCTTATGAAAAATGGTATTCCACAAGATGTGGCAATCGAAGGTATTCGCAATAGGGTAAAATTGTAATGAAAACAATTCAACAAAGTATAAAAAAATTCATTACAATTTTTGAACTTCCTTGGGAAGTTAACCTACACGGATATCAGATAGGAACAGACACAGATGCGTAAATTTATTAAATCACTTTTTGATCGGCGTTCTGATGAAGAACGTTACTTAGCCAATGCTTATGATATATATGATCTTGAGAATAGGCAGCAAATGTTGAATAGGGGTGAAGCTCCTTTTCAAAAATACTATAAAACAACACTAGATGTATGGAATCACAACTAATGAAATCATTTTGGAAAGGCGTTGGCAACGTAATGAAAAAAGCTGGAGAGGCTAGAGCAAGACGAGCATTAGCTCCTTATCAACATATACTTGACTATCATGGTTTTAGTATAACCGATAGCAATAATAAGAATAAAAAAGGAGCTTAGTGCTCCTTTTTTTATATGTATTGTTCCCAACTTTTTTGACGCAGATCAAACTTTAACTGTTTTCTTTTGTGTACTAGTTCATAATAGTCAGGATGATATGGCTTTCGCAACGGTGTAATATCTAGACGAGCACCTTTACGCACATTGCAAGCCTTACACGCTGTAACAATATTTGTCCAGTTGGTTTTACCACCTTTTGAAATAGGCACCACGTGATCAATTGTTAATTCACGCTTAGAAAAATTCTTATCACAATACTGGCAATCGTATAAATCACGCAAGTATACATTGTTTTTTGAAAATCTAGGATGTGATTTTCTTTTGTACATATCCTTTAGCATAATTACAGCAGGCACACGAGTTTCCCAGCTAGGAGAACTTACAATCCAATCATCATACCATTCAAGCACAGCGCACTTGTCTAAGCACATGTAGGTAATTGCTTCTTTCCATTCCACTAAACTTAATGGTAGATATGATAGAGGTCTTGCATCAGCATTTAAAACCAAAACGTCTGGCATCTTATTATTCCGTAGTAAAGATGTTTATTATATAACTATAATATTAATTAGTCAATTAACTTTGTATAGGCATCATAAAATTCTCTAGCATAAGCCTTGCGTTTTTCGCGGTGCTCTCCTGAACTTTGTTCGTACCATTTGTCTACAAGTTCTGCAGCTTGTTCAGGCGTAGTTGCTTTGATTATTTTTTTCCATTGATGTGCATAACCTGTTGCAGGATGACCGTCGGTGCCTTTATGATCATATTTTCTAGTAGACAATTCTATTATGATAAATTCCAATTGTTGTTCAAAATTAGGCTGACTTCCATCTGACTTCCATTCTAATCCAGACATAGTTTCCCAGTTTTTCCTTCTTGGAGCTCGCCACTGAGCTATGCCAAAAGCTTTGCCCTGGTCACCTACTGCTGCTGGATTGAATGTAGTTGATTCAGCTTTAAGATTGCCTACAAAACCTGCTGCTATTATTGCGGATAATTCGTCTGATAATCCTTGGTTTTTTCCAAATGTAACAAAAGCATCCATGAGATATTTTACAGTTTGATTTAGCGATGGTTTAGGATCTGTTGTCGATGCTGCTGTAGGCTGGCTGCTTGGAGCACTTACGAATAGTTTTTGGCCCATTTGGATCACGTCGCTTGAAAGATTATTCCATTTTTTTAAGTCGTCTACAGTAACGCCATATGTTTGACTAATACGCCACAAATTATCGCCTTGTGATACTTTGTGAGTTTTTTGTTCCAAAAGAATTTCATTTATTTTCATTATCTGCCTCTTCTTCCAATAAGTCTTAAAAGTCTGTTTAGGACATTAGCATCTTGTTTACCGTTTGGTATTTTTTCAAACATGCCGGACGGATTTAGGAATTCTTTTCTATTAGGATACAGTCTTACATCATAACCTAATTTGCCAGCAAAGTTTGCTACCTTTTCCATAGTTACTATATCATCATTTGCATATGAACGTACTATCTCCATACGTTTTTTATAGTTCTCAACATCTAAAGGCGTGCCATCTGGATTTGTCTCTGGCATTATACCTTGGTCAAATTGTGCTAATTTTATAATTTCCGGAGGAGGCACTATCCGTATATTGTTTGTAAAACGTTTCACACTGCCAACTGGTGCTGTTCCCGGCAAGTCTAACCTAACTTCAAGTTCGTCTGCGTGTATTTCTGAAAACTGATAATCTTCAAGAGTCCAGCCAGGACGATTTGCTAATGCCTTTTTGAGCGTCCGTACGTCAACTTCAAATGTTACGTTTAAGTTGATATCAAAAGATTCATTATACCAATTTTGCGAAGAACTGCTGAAACTTATATAACTGTCTTTAGCTATAGCTTGCCCAAAATCAGTTGTGTTAACTTCCAGTGCGTCATTCTTAAGAATTTTAAGCGCTTTATCATAGGTAGTAGAATGATACAACATACGATAGTCAGCTGCATTTTCTAATAAAATTTCTTTTATTATCATTTTTATTAACCTATATCACTAAGCATTAGTCATTCCAGATTTAAATAAAGCAGCTTCTCTTTTTCTTCTTTTTACAAGACCAGGCAGTGGAACTTTAACTAGCTTTCCGTCTGGGCCTTTTTTAGTAACGTTGCGATACAACAGCATTTTAGCTGCGATAGTTTCGTCATCTCTTGTACCGTTAGCAGTAAGTTGATTAATATTACCTATGTTGTAAGTAAAGCTCATAAGTGCCGCTATCTGATCGTCATTCCAGTTGTAGTTGCCTTGACGTTGTACACGAGTTACGTGTTCAAACGCAGTCTGTAATTCACTGCGCAATCTGCGCTCTGCTTCTGCTCGGTCTATAACTTCGTTAGGACCTGTTGCTTTTGATCCGTACCCAATTGAATATTGTTTGTAATCTGGATAAGCATTTGGCTTGTAGCCTTCGAGCTTTTTTACCAAAGTAGTTGCTTGTTCCATTGCTGTGCCAGATAATTTAGGCACGCTGGTTTTTCTAGGAGGTATATCTAAATTTAAATTTAATGTAGGGTCACCTAAAAATCCTACGTTCTTAGACTGGAGTCCAAGTGGCTTACGTATATTAAGTGCTTTCATTGTTTCAGGACCCACTACTCCATCAACTTTAATACCTTTGTCTTTTTGATATTTGCGTACTGCTGCTTCTGTGCGTGGACCATACTTCCCGTCAATGCCAGTAGGTCCTATATCATAGCCTGAATTAACTAGATTGGTTTGAATTTGCTTAACTAAACCATATAGAGCCGGAGGATAAGTTCCAGTATTTTTTATTACCTGTTCATTTAATAGTTCAGCTACTCTCATTTTTTACTTCTTCTGCTTTTACTTCTTCTTTTCTTTGACTTACGCTTTGACTTTTTAACTGGTCCCGAACCGTAATGAGGTAATGGCCCTCCGTACTTAGCTCCGCGAATTTTCTTACCGCCAACAGTAACTCTTTTACTTCCGATTTTGTGACTTTTACGACCACTGCGTTTTCTATAACCTTGACTTTTACAGCTAGCCAAAGCACTTGCACCTAGAGCATGGTTAGGCTTACCGCTGGTACAAAGTTTTTTAGTTGCACGCCATTCGTCTAGATCAATTTCATCAAGTAGTAAATCATCAATTCTCATAACAATATTTATCTGAACTTGTCGGCAATGTTATCATACACAGGTTCTGGTACTAGTTTAAAAGTAAGTGCCTTTCTAGGTCCTTTTGTTGTGTGGAGGTTTATTACACCTGATTTTTCATGGTACTCTATTTTTGTTATCTTAGCACGTTCGTTGTTTTTACCGACTATTATTTCTTGTCCTAACTCTAAATCTACGGAAAATTTTTTCATGGTCATTGTACTTCCTCCAACGCATAAACATATTTAGTGTTGACTTTTACTTGCAAGATGTTATAGTCAAATAGTAACTAATCACGAGATAAGTATGATTACAATAGGAACTTTTGAAATTATTGTATGTGTAGCTGTATGGTTTATTACCTATTTTATAGGGTATAATCTAGGTGAACGTCGTGCTAGATCACAAACTGTATGGAACCTGATGAAAAAAGGTTTACTAAAATATACAACTAAAAACGGAAAAATTGAATTTGTAAAAGTGAGAGAAGAATATGGAAATTAATTGGCTTAGTACAATTATTAGTGGGTGCCTTATTGCGTCTGCGTATTTTCTAGGTAAGCTAGACGGACGCAATCAAGGTGTTGCAAACATACTAGAAAAGTTAATTGGTGCAGGTTTTCTAAAATACCGGGAAAAATCAAACGGTGACTTAGAGTTTGTGCAGCATCCAGAAAAGTAAAAGGCTAAATATTGCATACAGGAGTGTGCAATGCGAGCGACAGACATTGTTAGATCAATCCTTGATCTAATAGACAATATTGATTCTAAGCCAGAGGAGCAACCTGAAGTTGAAGTTGCTCCTCATGATGATACACAAAGCAGATTTAAACAGATATTTGCTATGTTAAACAACCCTGAAACACAGGGTTACGATAATTCTCCAAATGAAGTAATTGCTCCTATCGCCAGTATCACTACTGATGCAGGCGGAGGTATGAATGCACCTAAGCACCCTGCAGATATTAGGGTAAAAGACCCAGGATACGGACATGGCAGCTAACGGTATATCAACTAACGGAACAAAAGAAGAAAGACAGCTAGAGAAACTTGCTCTTGCTGAAGCTCGTCGTAAAGGACAAACTATTACTGAAGGCAGCGGCACTTGGAGCACTGATGGAGTAGATGATCCTACAGCAGGCAGTTACCGTGCTCGCAACGATTTAGATGTTACACAAATACCTAATCCCTACGAAGGCAACGCAGTTAATCCAGACGATGATGAAAACACTGACGCTCTTGTTGTAGGGAGACCTTGGGTCTAATGCCTAATCTAAATCCAAACAGCACATCATATGTCCATAGTTTAGAGCCAAACACAAATGACTTGACTATGGCCATGGACTACAACAGTGTTGGGCAACCTGTGATTAGAACTGTGGGTGGAGACATCTACAACTCGATCAACCTACCCGCAGGCTTTGGACAGATACACAAGTTTGGTGCTGTTCCGTCAATGAGCCAAAACACCGCCGGAACCATATGGGACGAGAACGATACAGTTTATCCTTGGGCAGCTATTGATGCCAACGGTGTGCTGACTGTGAGTGTGGTAGAGACAAACAATGAGTCAAACACCAGCACAGCACACGATGGCGATACAGTAGAAATACAGGGACTGGATGGCAACTACAATCTACAAACGGAAACAGTTACTATATCCGGATCAAGTGCCACAACCATCAACAACTTCAAACGAGTGTTTAGAGCACGATTTATAAATGGTGGAAGTTTTGATCCAAACACAAAAAGAATACTAATCAAGTCAGGTGTCACTACAGTGGCAAAGATACTTGAAGACTTGGGTCAAACACTGATGAGCATCTATACCATACCAGCAGGCAAGACAGGTTATCTGATGCGTCTTGATATCACAGCACAAGGCACAGCAACAGGCAGTTTCAAACTGTTTGCTCGCCCAGGCGGTGTAGGAAGTTTTCAAATAAAACACACAGCAGAAGTGAATGGAGTAGGCGGACCGTATCAGTTGGAATATCCTATTCCACAATCATTCCCAGAGAAGACAGACATTGATGCTCGTATGCATACGCTGTCTAACAACGGTAGATATACTTGTACGTTTGATATTCTGCTTGTTGACAATACTTAAAATCTTATAAATACTATTACAAACTGTGGTCAACCCGCAATGCAAGGTGGTTGGAGGGACAGGATCCCCGTGAGGAGAGAGCTATGGCTGTAGGTCGCATATCAGGACCGTTGTTAAAATCTAATCTGCTACGTAATGGCGTAGATCTTGCTGTAGAAACAGATCTCCTTTACTTTGACGTTACTAATTCTAGACTAGGTGTAAAAACAACTTCCCCAGGATATGATTTACACGTAGCTGGCACACTTTTTGCGACTAATCTGACATCTGATCAAATCACTGTTGATAATTTACAGTTAGACGGATCTACATTATCATCTGTTGTAGGTGACCTAATTTTACAACCTGCTACAGGATCAGATCAAGTTACAGTAAGTGGCAATATGGAAGTTACTGGCGACCTTACCATTGGCGGAAGTATTACATTAGGTGACGCAGATACTGATGGTATAACACTAGATGCAGAAATCACAAGTGATATTGTGCCTGATGCTTCGGCGACTTATAATCTTGG